GCCCATTGCCGGAATTGGTTGCGCTCATCATCCGTCAGGCCTTGCCATTGGCGCGGGGCGGTGTAGTTCGGCTTGCCTCCCGCGTAGGTCTTGACCCAGGGTTTTTCTCCCCTTGTTCTGATTGCATCAGCACAATCAAGCGCCACGCCCAGCACCATGTTCGATGGTTTGTTTGCTATCTCATCACACACCTGGGCGCACAGTTCTCGTTCTTCTTCTCTCACCTGCCAATCCAATTCATTCAGCAGGTCCTCAACCGTATCCCCGTGCCCTGTTGCGTAGCTTCTAGCGATCATCCACTGCGCGACTTTGTTGCGCTCTGCAGCGGCGACAAATTTGGCAAACCTTTCTAGTCCAACGTCGTTCATTTCAACCGCCTGCCCAGACCAGTTCCCGCATTCTTTCGCCATCCTGATGATGTCTTCTCGGGTCATTTTTCTCCCCTCAAGGCCCTGGCGGCGTATGCAAAGTAGTTGTGTCGATCACCAGCTTGTTCATGAAGCTTCATCAACAGATCAATACATTCAAGTTTGGTTTCAGCAGCAACAAGATTGACAAGATCGATTATTTGATCTGTTTGGATATGGTAGTTGTCTCCATCCATCACTTCATCTAGCCCATCGTCCCACTTGCGGACAGTGAGCCCGGCCTGCGCTGCCATTCTGAGGATGTCGTCTCGTGTCATCGCCGGCCCCTGATCAGTGCTTCCATCTCCTCGAAGATCTCGCGTTCGATACGTTGGATGTCCTTGTCCGTGATCCGTGATCCGAGCTCCTCGGACACCTTCCCATCCAGATCGCACACCTCCCAGTCGCCGTAGCCGCCTTCGTCTTCGTAGCAGTCATCGGGGTCGCCATGAGTGCGGCCTGGGCGGAAGGGTTCGTAGGAGGTTACGCGGATGATGCAGGGTTCGTAGTCAACGGTGGAATGAAATTCGTGCATGATTACCACCCTGTCTCTTCGCGCTTGAACCAGGACTTGACGCGATAGGTGATCGCGCGCCATGACCAGCCTTTGTAGAGCTCGAGCTCGTCCTGCAGCTGTTGGATGAGGGCCTTGGAGTCGTGGAGCTCGAGCAGTAGTGCGCTGTGACTTTTCGAGAGCAGGTTGTAGGCGGCCTCGAACTCTTGCCGGACCAGTTCGCGCTCAGCCTCGAGATTGGGCTGGAGGCTGGCCTGAAACTCTTCGAGGGCCTCGAGCCATGCTTCGTTGCGGATTTCCTCGTGAGTCTTGCGGGGGCGGGGCGTCTTTTTCATTCCAGTTCCTCGATAAAAACCCGTATTTTGGCGGGGCGTCCGTTGGGGATTGGGGAGCCCATGGCATCGCACTCTCCCAGAAAACGCACGGCGTCCTTGCGGTTGGGCCAACAGTAGTAGGGGAAGCCCGTGTCACGGGCCCCCTCGTCTTTCAGTAGCCCGTACTGGGTCCGCACAACCCAGAGGTCGAGTCGAATGCGGCGGTGCATTATGTGCGCACCTCGAGCAGGGGCTCGCCACGATCATTGTCGACGTGGACTGAGCAGAGGGAGATCTCGAAATTGCCTTCCTCGGTCTTGATTTCAATGGTCCGTGTGGCGTAGGTACTGCCAGAGAGCACGTGCTCTTTGACGGGGCTCAGCGTGACGGACGTGACGGTGTGAATGTTGAGACTGAAGTTCATCTGCCTTTCTCCTTTCTTGGTAGGCATTGAAATGATAGCGCGGGGATTAAATCCCCGCAAGAGGATTTAACGATCGATGCCCTTGAGCTCATCGGCGATGAGTTGTGCATAGCCTGCGATGTCGATCCAACTGTCGATGTAGTTAGGATCGCCGTTCACGATGCGGGCCGCCTTGTGGCAGATCATCTCCAGTGCTTCCCACTGGGAGTCACTGAATGAAGCATTGATCGCATGCGCGTGGCGCGTGAGCACTCGTTTGAGTTCCTGAGCGACTTGGGCGGTGTCTTTGAATTTGCCGTACCGCGAGCCGCGGGCCGTGAGCAGTGTTTCCATGAGCTCGACGGAGCCGGAGTTAGGCTCGGGGACGAGGCTGGCCTGTTGAGCGTCGAACTTATCGAGCGCGGCCAGGGCATCTGAAAAGGTCTTAGGGACAAGCGAGGGCAAAGCGGCCTGTAGTTGTTGCTCTTCGCGTAAAAGCTTTTGGGCTTTGTAGACGGTTGCGACGTGGACCTTGCAGGCTTTGGCGACGTCAACTAACGACATGTTGGGGTTTTCTTGCAGCATCTTCTTTGCTTTGAGGCACTTCTGCACAGCTTTCTCCTTTCGGGGTTGGGATGAGGTCGACCTGTCCGTGGCGCATGCGCTTCATGACGAGGTCATACGATCGTTCGATATCGTAGACGGTGGCGGCGTCCAGTTGGGCCTCGTGGATGTCGAGGATGTGTTTAAGGGCAGCCCATTGTTCGGCGTTCATGATGAAGCGCATACCGCGTTGCGCGCCGCGTGCTGCGAGCGCTTTTAGTTGCGCTTGGGCCGCGTGGATATCGGGCAGGTACTCGGTGCCCCTGCCGTGTTCGGCCAGGGCCTCGGCGAGGTTGACGATGCCGATGAGCTTATCGATGTCGTGCTTGGCAGCGCGGCCTGTACGAAGGGCTTCGAGGGCCATGCGGTGCGTGACCATAATCGAGAGCGCTTGGTCCTTGAGGCTTGTAAAGCGCGCCATGCCCGACATCACGAAGGCCATGTTGTCGTGCATGACGGGCTTGGGCCGGTACTTTTTGTTGCGCTTTCTCACCACCACCCCTTAAAGAGGGGTTTGCGCTTAAGGATCCAGCCCTGCAGATGGCACTCGCCGTCGGTGAGCGAGCGCGGCGGAGGGATGTAAGCACATCCGATTTTGACCTTGCCAGTGTCGATGTATCGGACGTTCTCGCGCGAGGGCTGGATGACGATTTGGCCGGTGCGTGGGTCTTTGATGAGCATGATTAAAACGGCGCCTCCTCGACATCGGAGAGGTCCTGGGCCTTGGGCCGTGGAGCGCGGCGCACTTCTTTCGGTGCAAGCTCCATGGGCGTCACCCAGCGCTCACCGTTCCACTGTGGGAACGGCCAAGGGTACGGCAGCAATTTAGTCGGTACGGGGTCCAATTGAGTCTTTCTCCTTTCTGTAGTCGAGTTCTAACTGTAGCAGTTCTAAATCCAGTGTCAACACCCGGGCTTGTTCGCGCCAATGGCGAGCCAATTCAATGCGGTCGATGGCATCGAGTAGGACGGGGGCGATGTCGGGGTTGTCGGAAGCCAGTTGTTTAAGCTGGTCAGTTAGTTTCATGGTCGTAGTTCTCGATGATGTCGTCCTCGAGCGCCATCATTTCATCTTCACTGAAAGTTTTAATGATGTCGATGGTGCGGGGTTTGCCGCCGGGGCCGACGATGGTGAGGTAAGCGTGTTGAATGTCGACCATTGGGGGCAGCATTTCGCCTTTGTATTCCAGCACGGGCCAGACATCAAAAACGAGTTCGACGGGGAGGGTTAGGGTTGTCTGGTGTTTGAGCTTCGTCAGTTTTTCTTTTAAGACTTTCGACACGTTCTTTCTCCTTCTCGCGGTTGGCCTCGATGCGGGCGAGGGTCATGGATTCTTCGTAGGCTTTCTTGAAAGCAGGCTCAATGAGTTGGGCGACCATCTGGCTGATCGACAGCTTGTAGAAGGTAGCGATCTCTCTGAGTTGCATGTAGGCCTCTTCCGGCATGATCACGGTCTTCCACCGCGTGGTCTTGCGGTAGGCAGGTGATAACCGGTAGGGGTCTTCTCGTCGTTTGCGCGGGCGGCCAGGGCGCTTACGTCGCCCGGGTTTTTTCGCGTTCACCGCTGGATCCTTCGTGAGCCCGTGATGCTCGAGGCGGCTCTTGCGCGAACTTTTCTTTTTCCGTGGTGGACGAGGCGTTGGCTGGTTATGCCAAGCATCTGGGCCATCATCGTCGTCGTCTTCAGTCACGACATTCTCCTTTCTACAGACAAAAAACGGCCGGACCAAGGGCGCCCGGCCTAAGCTTCTTCACCAAAGGAGACAGGATGATCATACTGCCTCGCCCCAAGACGGTCCAGCTTCTACGTCCACGCGTGATGGCACCTCCAGGCGCACGGCGCGGGTCATGATGTCGGCGGCTTCGCGGGCCTCGTCAATGGTTTTGACGGAGATCGCAAGTTCGTCGTGGACCTGAAGCAGGAGCCGGAATCCGGCTTTGTGCAGCGCGAGCATCGCGGCCTTAGTCTGGTCAGCGGCTGACCCTTGGATGAGTCTGTTGAGCCCCTTGTAAGTGCCGGCGCGCTTGATCCGTCGGCCGTATTCCACAACCGCCTGTTCGTAGGGCAGTGCCTTGTTGACGCCCCAGTCCACAGGCTCCCACAAGGGGAAGCGACACTTGCGTCCGAGCAGCGTGCGGATTGCGCCGCCGGAGGCGGGGTGCTCGATGCGCTTCATGACCGCGTCCACCGTGCCGCGCAGGAACGGAACCTTGCTGTGGAAGGTGGCGATCAAGCTCGAGGCTTCGTCCAGCGGCAGGTCAAGACTGTTGGCGAGCTTCTGTTTGCCCATGCCGTACATCAAACCCAAGCCGATCGTCTTGGCAGCCTTGCGTTTAATGCCGGCCATGTCGGCGACCATCTGGTGGAAGTCGGTGTCGGGATCGGCGCGATAAGCGTCGGCCATCTTCTCCGCACCGGGTAGCTCGAGCAGCGTCGCGTAGTGGACCAAAAGCCTGGGCTCTTGGGATGAGAAGTCGTTGGCTGCCCAGATGTCGCCTTCCTCAGGCAGGAACAAACTCCTGACCATGGGCCCGATGATCTCGTGGCGCGCGGGCACTTGTTGGAGGTTCGGGTTGTTCATTGAGAGCCGCCCCGTCACTGTGCCGCCGTCCTCCGAGCGCAGTTGGTTGACGTGCGGGTGAATGCGGCCGTCGCGCCTCGAGTGGTCCAAGTAGGGCGTGAGGAACGTGCCGTGGGTCTTGTTCAACTCACGCGCCTCTACGATCATCTTTGCCATCGGATGGTCGTGACTGTCGAGGAAGGACTTGGTGAAGCTCGGCGCGCCGTTCGCGGTCCGTGGGTACTGCACCCCGAGCCGGTCGAACGCAGCCGCAATGCTGGCCGCAGCCCAGATATCCACCTGCATGCCGCCGGCCTGCTCCTTGATCGTGCGCAGGATCTCTTTTTCTTTGTGCCGCATTTCGTGGACTAACCGGTCACACTTCACACTATCGAAACGGATGCCACGATAGGTAACGTCTATCAGCAAGGGGAGCAGGGCGGATTCCAGCTCGAAGATGGATTCGACTTCCTCTTGCCGCAGTAGCGTGCGCAGGTGGTGCCAGAGCTTGAGCGTGAGCGCTGCGTCCTGCTCGGCGTAGGCGCCCACATGCATGGCGGGAAGCTTCCAGAGTTCCTTCTTCGCGTGCACGCCGAAGTCCTGAGCAGCTTCTTTGAGGCCTTGCTCGGACTTAACCTCTTTGAGGTAGTCAAAGCCAAGGCTGTTGAGGGAGTAGCCAAAGCGGTTTTCATCGACCAGCGGGGCGGCGATCATGGTGTCGATGACGCGGCCGTTGACTGTGAAGCCTGATGCGCGCAGCCAGCCTAGATCGTAGGCGGCGTTGTGGAAGATCTTGTCAGCCGGCGTTGCCAGGACGTTCTTAATCCAGAGCTCGACGATGCGCTTGTCGAGGTTGCCGCCGCCCGCATGCGCCACGGGAAAGTAACCGGACCAGCCGTCGACCGCTATGGCATAGCCGACGATGTAGCCGTCCTTGCGAGGCCAGCCTGGGCCCATGGATTCCATGTTGGGATCACAGGTCTCGAGGTCAATTGCAATCTCCGTTGCCTCGGATAGGTTGGGAAAGCTTTGCGGTGGCACCCACTCAGAAGACCGTGGGAACATAGACAGGGTGGAGGTATCACGTTTCTTCACAGCCGGAAACCTTTCTGTTCGTTCTTCGGCAGCACAATGTGCAGCGACTGCTTGGCGCGGGTGATACCCACGTACAGCAGGCGATTAATGTCGTCTGAGTTGCGATCGTAGTCTCGGGCGAACTTGGTCGTGAGGTCCCCCATTAACAGCACGTTGTCGGCCTCGCCGCCTTTAGCACCGTGGATCGTGGAAAGCTTGATTGGCACTTTGCCCGTGAGCTTCGTGCCCCGCCGCAGCAACGCCACGATGTAGCTTCGCTGCGATTCTGAGATCTTAGTTAACGCCTCGTGCCAGATTTCTGTAGAAAGAAGTCCATGACTTTCTTTCAGCAAATCCAATGTGTACAGGGCCTGCGGATCCGCGGTCTTCAGCCCCTTGTACCCGTGCTTAATGGCCTTGCTATCGAGGTACTTATAGACCGTCTTAACCACGTCAAAAGGCACCTCTTGCCCTTTACGCAGCCGCTCCCAGCCGATGACGGCTGTGAGCACTGCATCAGAGATGGACCGTTGTCCGTGGCGCTCGAACAGTAGCCCCTGCGATTTGAGCCACTCATGCATATCGGTAAGCATGTAGTTCGCAGCGGCGAGCACGAGCCACTCCCCCTGTGCCACATCGACGTAACGCCAGTCGTTGTAGTAGCGGATCTCGCCTTGTTCATCGCGAGCGCGCCAGACCTTGGGCTGGCGATTGCGGATACGGTGGACGACACGATTGGCAAGCGCGTGGATCTTTGCAGGCACGCGATAGGATTGATCGAGCACCTTGATCTCGCCTTGGAAGTTCAGAAAGCTGTTCACGTCGGCTCCGGCCCAGGTGTAGACGGCTTGGTCGTCGTCGCCTCCCAAAAAGCAACGCTGGGCGCGCAACGCGAGTTGCTCGACCAGCCTCCATTGCAGACGAGAGAGATCTTGTGCTTCATCGATGATGAGGGCCTCGAGCCGTGGCAGACGGTCTGGCTCTTCGACGATGTATTCCAACAGGTCCGTGAAGTCCATGAGCCCGTTCGACTGCTTATAGTGCCGATAGGCGCGCTCTATGAACTCAAAGTAGTGCCACTCAATTTCGATCTTGGACTGGTTGTAGTGCTCGCGCAGGTCCAGGCCCTTGATCCGTGCGATGTTGATCTCGTTCAGGATTGGGTGATCCGCCTTAACCATGAAATCGTCGTCGTACGCCGCATCCACACGGATCTCGATACCTGCTTCACGGGCAAACTCCTGATAGTGCTCGGGTGCCATCATGTCTTTGGTGCCTACGCCCAAGCAGCGATACGCGAGACTGTGCAGTGTGCGAAACCAAGGGAAGTCTGTCTCGGGGCGCAGATGCGGGAACTTCTCGATCGCGCGGTCGCGGGCCTCGGTGGCGGCTTTCTTCGTGAAGGCGAAGTAGCCGATCTGTACGGGGCTGATGCCGGCCTCGAGCTCGTGCTGAACGATGTTGAGCAAGAACGTCGTCTTGCCGCTGCCGGGTGGGCCGAATACTTTAGTGACCGCCATTGCGTTCTCTCAGACGTTGTTTAACTTCAGGCGTTAAGCTCGGTAGCGGGGACCACGCCACACACCAATCGTCCCACGTTCCGATGACACATACACCCCCCGGGGTCAGCAGCAACATCTTAGTCCCGCCGGGCGGCCGCTCGACGTCAGGAAGCCGCCAGCAGGCGATTCCAGATAGGTGGGGCATGACGCTCAAAACGGGCTCCTGGCTTTCTTCTGTTCGGGCGTATCAAACGGCGCATCTTGCTTCGCGAACGCGGGCATCTTCCAGCAACGCACGGTGCGGTTCTTAAGGAACAGGCTGATCGGCTCACCGCCCAGGTCACGTAAACGCTGCGCCATCTTTGGTGCCGTGAGACCTTTGAAGTTACTACGCGCCAAATGAGCCTCTAAGTCTTTTATGCGGAAGTAAACCTTCGCCTCTTCTTCGCTAACCCAAGGCCGGCCCATGAGGATCTCGTCACGGTCTAGGGCCTGCTGCAGGTGCGTTGTAAATTCCTCCAACAGGTCTGTAAACCGACCCGTTACACTGGTGTCCTCGGGTGCCTCGACAATCTGTTCGGTCTCCACCATCTCACGCAACAATGCGTTAAGCACCTGCTCCCAGTCCTGTTTACGCAACGTGGGAGGCAGCACATTGATCTTCTCGATGCAGGCTTTCTGGAAGGCCGCCTGATTGAAAAGCGCCTCAGTGTCGAGTTCGATGCGCTTGCCATTGATGTCTAAAAACCAAAGAGGCGGTTCGCTGTTGTACTTCGACAGACTGGACATGGCCGGTGCGTCTGGTCCATCAGCACCGACGCCAAACTTGCGCGTGCGACATAGCCCGCTATTGCAGAAGCTGTTGATCGGCGCATCCTTGCACTTGTACTTGTAATCCTTCTTGTGCAACTGCTTGATGATGACCTGAAGCTCATTATTGGGTAACGGTGGCGCCACATACTGCATGTTGTGCTCAACCAGCTTGTCATCCCAGTTCCCTGGGGATGCGCGCTTCAAGTAGATGGCGATGTTGAATAGCGCATTGTTCCGTGTTCCTTCCGGCACGCCTTGTGTGCAGATAGCCTGTAAGCACGGCGGTCCATCCTTGATTGGATGGTCGGGTTTCTTGGGCTCTTCAGGCGGCTGTAGTCCGGGCTCTTGGACCCATTGGTCATAGATGCTGTAGAACTCTTCTAGTGTTGCAGCCGTGCCATCGTCCTTGATGGCATAGCGCATGGTCTGGTCGCCGCCGAAGTACGGCAGGTTCAGGAAGTTTCCAGTGTCGCCGCGCTCGACCAAGATCTCGGACTGCTTGGGGAAGATCTCGCGCCCTGCTTCGCCTAGCACAGCAGCTGCGGCTTTGAGATAGCGTTGCATGTCAGCCGCGGGCATGGGCGTCTTAACAAACAGAAAGACGTGCGCACCGCCCGACTTGCTGCGACAGACAACCAGTGGAAGCTCTAAGCGCCGGATCTTCTGGATGAGGCCAGTGTGATCCAACGGATACTGATCGATGTCGATGCAGCCCCAAATGCAAGAGTTATCGGCTCGGATCGGAATGATCCCGAGCGACGGCTCTGCACCCTCCAAGTGCTTGACCCATAGGTCGTCAGTTGGGGGCTTGCGTACAACGACCGCCTTGCCTGCTTGCTTGCCGTTGCCTTTGGCGCCCTCGATGCGATAGGTGCCATAGGCTACGTCGAGCCCCTCAAAGATCGCCTTGAATCGTGTGATATCAGTCATTTCTTCTTTCTTGGCAATGCGGGGAACGACCCCATAGCCGTCCCCCTGGCGACAATCAGAACACCGATGCGCTGGACTCTTGCGACTCGGCACTCTCGTGCTTGACCTTCACTTCGCCGGCGCTGACCGACTGCGAGAAGCTCTTACACGCTTGATAGATGTCCGCCGACTCGACTGGCCCCACGCGCTCGATCTCCCATCCAAACCACTTGCCCTTGTCATTGGACTCAGCAGCAGTCGTCAGTCGATAGACCTGACTGTACATGGGAGGCGTGAAGAGGCCGTTCTTGCCCTGCATCTTGACGCTCTGCATCATCGAGTTCCACTTGCGTGACTTTTTCAACTGCGTGGACTTCATGATGATCAACGCGGGATTCGGGACGCCATTCGCATCCAACACCATCACGTAGTGGTTGGCGCTGTTCTCGATATAGTTGCCGTTGGGCAGATAGTCCTTGTTATCGCCCGGCTCGCGATGCGTCTGCGACAGGATGTCGCTGGTGGCCGGGTAGATATGCACAGGAGCACCGCTGCCCTGTCCGCGTGGCGCCCACTCGATGTACTGCCTGATGTACGCACAAGGCACTACGTGGATGCCCTTCTTGCCATCAAACAATTCGCCAGTGACGCTGTTGAGAATCATGCCCGGCATCGCGCCGTCCATGCTTCCCACTTCGGGGCTAGTGTTGGTCAACAGACGCAGGAACGGCAGTGCGTAGTCCTCTTGCGTCATTTGATCAAACCCTGCACCTGCGTCCTGCTCAAGATCGCTCATGATTGCGAGTGCCGTGGTCGTTTCCTGCTTTGCGACTTCATTCTTTGCCATGATCATTTCCTTAGTTCGTTAAATTGATTTCGGGGTTGCAATGACGGCCTTCTGGCCGACATAGACACCGAACAAATCCGAATCGACGGGCTGCCCCTTCTCGATCCGTTCTTTCACCCAGGCCTTGAGGGTCTGGGGCTCCACCTTCTCGGTTTGCTCGGCCGCAAAGCCTTGCTCGCCCAGAAGTTGTAGCAGGCGTGAGCACAGTTCATCTTCCTTGCGGCCAAACCGCACGCTCACGGTGTTCTTGATGATGTCATCGAAGCCATGGTCCCTGAGCCATTGGAAGGCTTCCGCCTGCCGTGCTTTCGGGATGCTCGCGCCGTAGAACGGTTTGACATCAATCATGGACCCATCTTCCATGACGAACTTTTTCATGCTGGCCTCGGCCATCGCCTCGGGGATGGTTTGCTCGGTCAGCTTACGATAGTTCTCTTCCTTTTCTTTCAGAGATTCCGCCAGATCGGCGATCTCTTTCTCCAGCAACTTGGCCCGTCGTGCGAGGCCCGCGATGCCGGTGAGGCTCTCGTCAGAAACCTTAAGCGCTCCGGCGTCATCTTCAAACTGTGTGGTAAGCATCGTCGTATTCTCCTTTCTCAAACAGATTCACCTCGATAGGGA